GGAGCAGCCATATAGTTGATGCCTGGTGTGACAGCAAGTTTCGCTGTGGGGTCAGCTCCTCTTCGACGCATTTCAGTTTCGAAAAGCTCTGTCACTGCCCAACCAAGATCTTTCTCACCCATATTTAGGTATAGCAGTACGTCTTCTTTGTCTTTTGCAAACTCAGCAAAAGCTTTGATCGTCTGATCAATGAGTTTGCGGGGCTGATTTCTGTTGCCGTTGAAGACGATAAATTTATCAAGAGGAAGCCCAAGTCGTTTACGCGCTTCGTCTCGCTCAATCACATAGAACTTGCCCTGATCTAAACCGTGTGGGATGACCCCCAGCTTTTTGGGCTCGATTCCGTGAGCCATCAAGCGTTGAGCTTGTTCAGGTGTAAATGTGATTGCAAAGTCCCAATGCTCGATATACCTGAGCATCGGCATCGGATACCATTCCGAATCAGTTGGGAAGTACGCAATAAATTTAAATTTGAAGTTGCTCTTTAGGAGGTGAACTCTTTCCCACACTTGGTTAACGATCCAAAGATCGTTTAGACAAATGATGAAATCAGGTCGCTCGATTTCAACAATACTTTGAATCCTGCCGATACCAAATCTATCTTGCGGGTTGTGAGCACTAGCTGGATATATCTTAAAAGGATAGTCATGAGGATCTCCTTGGTAGTTAATGCCAAAACAAACTACTTCGTGCTCTTCACTGAGGTGTTCTAGAATGCTATGAGTTACACGAGCAAAACCAGTATTAGAACAAGCATCTCCGTACCAAAGAATCTTCGCCATACGGGTTTAGAATTTCGCTATCAGTATACAAACACTAATCGATAATGCCTAGCAGAGAAACATTTGCATATCGTCGTGCGCTTAAGCTAAGAGCACAGAAGGCTGTTGAAGATACTGACTCTACGGTAGATAGTATATTTTCTAGAGCTCAAGATGATTTCTTGACGTTCTGTACAATTATGGATAAAGCTCCAGCGCATCATATGTTGGAGTGGCATAAACATTTGATTACTGGTGAAAGCAACAGATATCTCCTTGACATTGCAGGGCCTAATTTAGACATCTTGGCACCTCGTGGTAGTGCTAAGTCTACAGTGCTCAACATGTTTACCGCTTGGATCATCGGTAGACACACAAGCAAAGGTATGCCTTTGCAAATTATTTACTGTTCGTACAACATCGCGACTGCAATACCTAAAAGCAGGATTATTAAGCAAATCATCGACTCGACTTCTTTTAAGAAAATTTTTCCGAAGGTAAAACTGAAGTCAGGTATGCAAAGCGATATCGGCTGGTCGATTGATTTCGACTACGCAGGTATTGACCGTGTGGGCGACGAAGAGTTCACACTACGTGCAGCAGGTCTACGAGGAAGTATCACGTCAAAGCGTGCTCACTTGGTTATCGTCGATGACCCTATTAAATCGAGTGCAGACATCAAAAACCCTGCTGTCAGGGACGAGATGAATAACAACTGGTCTTCCGTTATCGCACCGATTGTGTTTGAGGGTGGCCGTTCGATATGTCTCGGAACTCGGTTTCACCCGTTGGATATTCATAAGACTATGTTTTCGCCCACAAAGGGCTGGAAACAAGTTTCTCAAGAAGCACTTACTTACGATTCGGAAGGCGATGCAGTGAGTTACTGGCCTGAGCAGTGGTCGGTTGATTATTTACAGCAACAGAAAGAACTCGATCCTGTTGCTTTTGCGTTCCAGTACCAACAGCAACCGGTCATGACATCAGATCTGGTTTTATCACCAGATTTGATTGTCAAAGGCGAAGTTGAAACTGAGTTCGATTCCTTAGCTGTGGGTATTGACTTATCTGCCAGTAAGAACGAGACCTCTGATTACACCGCTTTTGTTCTAGGAGGGCGTATGAAGGATAAATTTTATATTATTGACGCGCATCAGGTGCGTTCTATTGGAAATCTTGAAAAGATCGATTTGCTTTGCGACATGTTGGTCGAGTGGGGGATTTTGGAGCTTCAAGGAGACCAGTACTTTCCCACTTACTCGACTGTCACACTTGTTGTCGAGGCCGTTGCTTATCAAGCTTCCTTAGCTGCGGATTTAAAACGAGTACTTTTAAACGAAAGAGGTTTGGGGAACTTGCACATTCACGAAGTTAAAGGTTTCCGTGGAGATAAAGTCGCACGATTTAGAGGGACTTTGGGTCTTTTAGAGAATAAAAAAGTGATCTTTAATAAGTACCGCAAGTTCGATGCGTTAACTGACCAATTGATTAACGTCGGTGCAACGTCCCATGACGACCTTTTAGACGCCTACACCTGGCTCATGACGTTTCTTCAGCGTCGCGGTAACTTCTCAGTTGAGTACTAATGAAATCTATTTACATCACAGTCACAGCCCACAACCCCTTGAATCGTATTGATACGACTTTAAAAGTTCTCAAGGGGTATGAATCCATAGAGCTTGAAAAAGAAATTGATATTTATATCGATTATGACCATCGACTCGATCTAGATGAATTCTCTTTGATCGTTGCTTCTCACACCAACTTCAATCGAGTCGGCTTCGTTGTGGCTGGGGAAGACTACAAGGGATATGATCTTTGCTGGGCGCATAAACCTTCTCTTATAAAAAGAATTTCTAAGAAGACACATGATTTTTACATGTACTCAGAGAATGATATGTTGTTCACCAAAAAACATTTTGACTATTGGTATAAATATAAGGATGAGCTCAAAGCTCAAAATTTAGAACCTGGTTTCTGTCGAGTTGAGCGGATGGGCGGCAAACTGATACCGTTCGATAACTATCGGAAATGGAAACTGGGTGGAGTTACAGAAAACGTTTGGGGCGACATACCGTTTAAATCAGAGTTCATCCCAAAACCTTTTGAAGAAGAATTTTTCGGGTTTACAACCCTCGGCAACCCTTATTCAGGGATGATGATCCTTGATCAAGAAGATGCAGATAAATATATAAAGAGCTGGAGCTGCAACCCTGTGCACAGTCATCTCAAAACAGGTAAACGCAACTGGCCCATCGCTGATCGATCTTCAATGGGTTTAGCTTTCGAGGATTTAAAACCTTGGCAAGAGCATCGAAGAGCAGTTCCTGTCGCACGAGAGGATGATTCTGTTGTCATCCCAGATTTCGCACTCATCGAGCATTTAGATAATAAATATTCAAAAGCACTTGCTAGAAATCAAAGTATTATTGACACCAAGACCATGTTCTCATACTGACATGTCACTTTTTAGCGCAGCTTCTAACGACACCATCAATCTGAACGCTGATTTTGAAGAGATGGCGTGGCCTCCCATATACACAAAATCGACGGTGGATCATCCGACTCACTACAACCAAGGTGAGATTGAGTGTATCGATGCAATGCTGGCTGCGGCAGGAAAAGATGCGGTGAAAAATTTTTGTCATCTTTCTTGCTTCAAGTATCTCTGGCGTTTTCAGCACAAGAACGGTGTTGAAGATCTAGAAAAAGCAGAGTGGTATTTGAAAAAGCTTATTGAGCTAAGTAAGTTAGACTGACAAAAAGACTTAGAGAATGGACATCCGCGCTTTTGGTTCTGTATATGGGCAGCAAGCTAGTTTGCCTTACGCAAGTGGATTTCACTGGGCTCCTTCAGATGGTGAAAAAACATTTACCACTTGTCGAGCTTTGTACACAGAAGCTAAATCGACACCTGGGACCGATAACGTATATATCGGTTTTAATGATGGAGCCACTGATTTAATTCAAATTGAAAATTTACAAGGTAATGAACTGCTTCCTTTTGGTGCAGTTACACTTAGTGGAGGATCTGTTCAGGGCGTAATCGTTCTTTATTAATGGATAGTTTTACTGGTTACGCCGACTTTTTTTCTGATCGTTATAACCGGTCTTTAGACGCTGCTGGTGAGCAAAGACAACGGGAAGACGAAGCCTCTCGTCGTTTTCGAGGGCAAGTACAAGCTGACTTAAATCAAACAGACGCAGGTCCCACTCCTCCTACGATGCCAGATGATGGTAGTCGTCCCCAGTTCGATTCCGAAATGGACCAGCAGGTTGATGAGAACGTAGAGAGAACTAAAAATTACTTGCTAGAACAAGCAAAGAAAAGAATTAACAACGTAGCAGCACCGCAAGACTGAGTTAGCATGTTGCTACTTAGGAGTAGCTGACGTGTTAATTGACTGCTTTCCGTATTTCAACGAGAAAGAGCTTTTAGAACTCCGCATCGCGACGCTCTACGATCATGTAGATGG